GACATAATTTATATATTATATGTATTATGTTATATAACAATTTGTATTATATGAATATTTTAAAAATATTTTACAAATACTATTGACAAATAATATAATTTGTATTAAAATAAATTTATCGAAAGGAGATGAAAGAAAATGAAAAAAGTATTTTTATTTATTACAATGTCAATTGCTTTTTTAATATTGATAGGAGAGCCTGTAGAAATAACATTCGGAATTATAATATCAAAAGCAATAAGTTTATTTTATATATGGTTAGTTGCAAAAGCAAACAATTATTTTTATCAAGGAGAGGAATAAAACAATGTTAAATGAAGAAAAGAAAGCAATTAAAATGATTGAGCATATACAAGAGTGCAACACATTAATTGGATATGGAGTTGAAGATAGAATAATTTTAGCAAAAGCATTATTAAATCTAATCGAAAAACAATCTAAAGAAATAGAAGAATTAAAAGAAAAAAATAAGACATTAAAAAGTTTACAGAATGATACAAACGGATTATATATCGAAATGACTGAAAGAAAAAATTATTTTGAAAGAGAATTACAAAAAGTTGAAGACAAAATAAAAGCAAAAATAGAAGAATATGAAAAAGAATTGAATAAATTATTACAAAAAGAAGAATGGCTTGAACCACACGATACAATAAAAAGAAATAAATATATGCATTATATAGAATTTGGGCAATCACTTTTAGAAAAGGAGTAGATATATGAAAAAGTCCTTTGAAAAATGTGATAAAACATATAAAAAGTGATTAGAAAAATGTGAAAGGAAGTATTAAAAATGGATTTAGAAATAGAAGAAAAATTGCAAGAAAAATTCAAAAATTTGAAAATTGAAGTTGATTATGTTAAAATAAAAATGTATAGTATAAAAATAGGAACAAAAACAATTTTTTACGAATGGAAAGACAATTTGACATTTTCTGCAAACATTGAAAATATAACATACTATATAAAAATAATAACAGGAGGTACACAATGAAATATTTAATTTGCGGGTACATCGGAAAAGCGAAAGACTTAAAAATTGACAATTTTGTTGTCAAAGGAAAAGTAAGTTCAAAAGGAGGAAATGAAAATGACAAAAAATGAATTTTTAGAAACTGTTGCAAAATTAGTTGTTGAAGAAAACAACAGGAGAGGCAAACCCTTATTTCCTAGTGTTGTAATTGCACAGGCAATTTGCGAAAGTGGTTGGGGGCAATCTCAAATAATGATGAAAGCAAATGCGATTTTTGGAATCAAAGCAACATCAAATTGGAAAGGAAAAGTCTATAATGCAAACACAAAAGAATGTTACGACGGCGTAAGTTATACAAATATAAATGCTTGTTTCAGAGCTTATAATAGTTTAGAAGAAAGTATATCAGACTATTTCGATTTAATAACAAAATCAGAAAGATACAGAAAAGCTTGCGTTGCAAATAGTCCGCTTGAATGTATAACAGCGATAAAAAACGGCGGATATGCAACAAGTCCAACATATATCAACACAATTATGTCAATTATAAATTCAAACAATTTGGCAAAATATGACAATGTAGAAGATGTGGAAAACTCTGTTGATAACTCCTCAAATGTAGATATAGAACAACTTGCAAGGGAAGTTATAAACGGAAAATATGGAAACGGCGAGGAAAGAAAACAAAAACTTGGGGAGTTGTATAGTAAAGTACAAGCAAGAGTCAATGAAATATTATTGAGAAATAATCAAAACAAAGAAGAATCAATCAAAGTTGGCGACAAAGTGCAAGTATTAAAAGCGATACAATACAACGGACAACCTTTCAAAACATATTACAACATATATGACGTAATAGAAGTCAAAGGCGATAGAATTGTAATTGGAATCGGACAAACTGTCACTTGTGCAATAAATAAAAATAATATAAGAAAGGTATAAAATAAAATGGCTTGGATAAGTAGAGCAGGGTCGTTGACGCAAGCTGAAATGCAAAACAACGCCGATATTATTATAAATTATTATAGAGCACTCGGAATCAATGACAGAACAATCGCTGGAATTTTAGGAAATATGCAAGCCGAAAGCTCAATAAATCCCGAACGAAATGAAGTTGACGGGGCGGGTTATGGTCTAGTACAATGGACGCCCGTTTCTGTATTACAAAATCATTGTTCTACTTTGGGACTTTCTCCATATAATGACGGGGACGTACAAATTCGAGTTTTAATTGCTGAAATACAGAATCAAGCAAATGTTGCTGAGTGGTATTCGTCAAGTGCTTTTATATCTAATTATTACAATTCGGGTGCGACGTCGGATATGGTAGGAATAACAGGCAGTCAATTTTTAAGTAATGAAATGAATTGGAATCCTGACAAATTGGCGGTTTTGTTTATGTCTGCATATGAACGACCAAGTTATGACCCGTCAGTTAACCACTATCAAAGAAGAATGGAATTTGCATTGGAATGGTTCAATTATATGGGCGGAATAATTCCGCCAACGCCACCAAGCGGACGAGCAAAAAAGCAGAAATTTCCTTGGGCGATTTATACAAATATAATAAGAAGAAAACGACTAATTTAATTTAGTCGTTTTTTCTTGACAAAAAATTAAAAATGTGCATATAATAATTATATAACAAAAGAATGGGGGTTGAAATTATGGAAACTTGGATTCAACTTGTCAGTTCACTTGGTTTTCCGATTTTTGCTTGCATTTATATGGCTGTATATGTAAAAGAACAAACAAAAGCAAACAGGGAAGATGTAAAAGAACTTAATGCACAACACAGTAAAGAGATGAATTCTTTTAAAGATGAAATCAAAGATGCATTAAATAACAATACAATTGCATTGACAAAATTGTGTGAACGTTTAGACAGAGAGGAGGGGAAAGCGAATGAAATTAAGTAAAGAAGAATTAAAAAAGAAAATTACAGAAGTTGTCGCAGATGAAGACACACAAATTGCATTATTAGAAGACATAGAAGACAGTTTTGTCGAATCAGAAGACGGCGACAAAGTAAAAAAGTCAGCATATGACGAATTAGAAATCAAATACAATGATTTAAAATCAAAGTACAAAGAAAGATTCTTAAAAGGCGACGACGTAGAAGACGAAGACGCAAAAGAAGATGACGAAGAATTGAAAGAAGAAGAAGTCATCGACGTAAAAGAAATTTAATTTTAATAGGAGGGAAAGAAAATGGCAACAAAAAAAGTGCTATCAGCAAAGACAAGTGCTGAATTATTAAGTTATATTATAAATGTTACGCCAGAATTAAAAGGCGAAATCGACTTGCCTGTTCAAGGTCAGTCAATAGCACCAATAGGAAAAATCATAATAAATAATCAAAGATATAGAAATGCTTTTATAAATACTGTAAACTTAATTGGTCTTACAGTAATTAAGAGAAACGGTTGGGATAACCCTTGGAATTTTACAAAGAGGGGAACACTACGTTTTGGTCAACAAATAAGGGAATTAATAAACGACTTATGCAATGTGTATGACTACAACGAAAACTTTTCAAATAAAGAAAGATTTTTGAAAACAGTTGTTCCAAATGTATTCAATTACATTCACGAAATAAATTTCCAAAAATTCTATCAACAAACAACAAGTGATTCTCAACTTGCAATGGCGTTCGATAGTGAAGATAGTTTATTTGACTTCATAGATGACGCAATCTCAATGTTATATGAATCATTAAAATATGACACATACATTGTTGACAAATATATGTTATGTAGAAGAATTTTAGACGGAACAATGACATCTGTAAAAATAGACGATTATGCAAACTTAACACCAAGACAAAGAGTAAGTGCATTAAAATCTATATCAAACAAGATGACATTTAGAAGTCCAAATTATAACCCTGCAGGCGTTAGACGTGCAACATCATTTGACGACCAAATAATGATAATAAACACAGATTTTGAGGCAGACTTTTCAACAGAAGTTCTTGCAACTTCATATTTTAGAGATGAAGCCGATATGAAATCAAGACTTGTTTTAATTGACGGATTCAATTCACACGATACAAACAGACTAACAGAATTATTGGGAAGTGCATTTGTTAAATTTACAAATGACGAACTAACACAACTTGCAACAATTCCTGCTGTTTTAATATCACGTGAATGGTTTATGGACTATGACTACGCATTAGACGCAGAAAGCGGAGAAAAACAAACAGAATTCTACAATCCAACAACACTTGAAAACAATCACTTTTTACACGCTTGGAAAGTTTTCTCAACATCTCCATTTGAGAATGGGGCAGTATTTACAAGCGATACTCCTGCCGTATCAAGTGTCAGCGTAAGTCCTGCAACAGCAACAGTAAGCAAGGGACAAACTTTAAAACTAACAGCAACAGTTGCAACAACAGGTTTTGCAAATAAGGCAGTTGGCTGGGCAGTTGATAGCGAGGCAAAAGCAGACGGCGTAACAATATCAAATGACGGAACATTGAACGTTCCTGCAAATGCAACAGTTCAAGAAATAACAGTCACAGCACAATCAATTTTTGATTCAACAAAAACAGGAACAGCAACAATCACAGTTGCGTAAACCTAGAAAAAAGGTGCAACAAAACACGTTGCACCTTATTTTAATAGAAAGGAGAAAAAGACAATGCAAAAAAAGCTTATCAATAGTCAACTTTCAAATTTCAAAACTTATGAAATGTATAAAAGACAATTGTTGACACTTGCGGAAAATGTTTTCGAGTTCAAAAATATGCCAAAATTTATTGACACAGCGTATTTGAATAAACAACTTTTGCAAAAAGGTGCAATCGCATTTTTTAAAGATGAAGTTATGGGACTTTTGGCACTTCCATATACAAATGTTGGAAAATTAGACGTTTACGGCAGACCAACAGCAATTCAAGTTATTGCACGCAATGGATATACAAGAACATTAAAAAACGACGAATTTATAATAATGTATGATAACAACGGACGTTATCCATTATGGCTTGACATTTTACAATATGCGGAAAGATTGGCACAGGCAACAAGAACAATTGACATAAACATTGCACAACAGAAAACACCTAGATTTTGGAAAACAAAAACAGAAAAAGAAAAATCAATAAAAGATATTGTAAACAATGTTGACGGATACGAAAACGTTGTTTTGACATATGATGATGTTGACTTAGACGACACAACGCTTGTTTTAGAACCCGCACCATATGTCGCAGATAAAATCGGACTTGACAAAGATAAAATATACAACGAATTTTTACGTCTTATCGGTATTGCAAATTTATCTTATCAGAAAAAAGAAAGAAATATAAAAGATGAAATTTCGGCAATGCAAGGGGGAACGGTGGCAAGTAGATATAGTCGTTTTGAACCTAGACAAAAAGCAATTGACCTTATAAATGAAAAATTCGGAACAGAAATTGAAGTTCAATATTATGACGGAATTCCAACAACAGCAAAAGAACTTGAAGAATTCACAGACGATGAAGATTTTGAAGACGAGGGAGGCGACGAAATATGATTTTTCCTTATGTAGATAATAATTATTTTTTACCTTTTCCATTTATTCCCGCAAATTGTGAAAAGCCTCCAACAGTTTATACAATTTTAGAATCAATTGTAAATTATGGAAAAGATGACAAAACAAAAATAAAAAATTTAGCAAAAGAGGGTAGAACAACAATTTTTGATTTTGATTATCCGTTATCTTCTAATATAAATAAAGAAGATTTTGAAAGTATGATTTTAAATCACTTTTTAATGCGTCGAATTGGTTTTGAAACTGTAACGGCTTTTAGAATACAATTAAATGTAAAACTTAACGAAATAATGCCGTTATATAATAAAATGTTTGACGCATTAGACAATTGGGACATTTTCAACGATGGAGAAAAAATAATAAAAAATGGAACAGATAACAGAACAATTGACAATACAACTAAAACAGAAAATAAAACAACATCAGAAACAAATACAACTAATACACTTGAAAATAGTTCAACAACAGAAAGTTCTGATACAAGCGACAAACGTAACAGTGAATTACCACAAGACCAATTGGAATTGTTAAGAAGTGGAAGTTATGTGTCAAATTATAATTATGACCAAAATAGTGCAAATTCAAGCGATAATTCACAATCAAGTGGAACATCAAATTCACAAAATGAAACAAATAATAATATAGATGTTACAGGAAATACAGAAGACAAAAACACTTATAATGAAACAATTGAAAGAAGTCCAGCAGATAAAATTGCAATATATAAAGAATTTCAAGAAAATTTAAAAAGTATTTATGGAATGATATTCAAAGAGCTTGAATGTTTATTCTATCAATTAATATAAGGAGGTTAGAAAATGAATAATTTTAGTTATAAAAATTTATGCCCTTTTAAGTGGTTTGTATTACAAAATTTTCCTTTTATAGAAGCAGATTTTGACGCAATCACAAATTGGCAACTATTTTGTAAACTAGGCGAAGAAATGAATAAAATAATTGAAAAAGTAAATCAAGCAGGAGAACAAACAGAGAATTTGACAAATGCTTTTATTGAGTTACAAAATTATGTAAATGATTATTTTGAAAATTTAGACGTACAAGAAGAAATAGACAATAAATTAGATGAAATGGCAGAAAGCGGAGAATTACAAAATATTATAGGTGAATTTTTAAGAATAAATAGCCAATTAATTTTTAATTCTGTTTCAGATATGAAATCATCAAATAATTTAATAGTTGGAAGTACAGCAAAAACCTTAGGTTTTTATAATATAAATGATGGTGGAAACGCAATATATAAAATAGTAGATGATTCTAGTTTAAATGTTGATAATATGTTTGTTCATTTACTAGATAATGGTTTAAAAGCACAATTATTAATAGAAAATAATACAATTAATATATTACAAATAGGTGCTAGAAAACAAGATAAACAAAACAATAAATATGATATTAAACCTTATATAGAAAGATATTTATTATATTTAGATAATTTTGATTTTATAATTAAATTATATATTCCAGCAGGCTTATATAATACATCTCCAATAGAAATAGTTAGACCAAAAGGATTTTATATATATGGTGATAAAGGTTTATTTAATGCGTATCCAACTAAAACAACTATTACAGCAATATCAAATCAAACTCATGTAATAAAAATAGGAAATTATGAAAAGTCGACTACTTCTGGTTATATTTCTGGAATAACTATATCATCTGGTAATTTTATATATGATGAAAGTATTAAAAATTTTGTTTGTAATTCAGCTCATGAAATAGAAAATAAAGCATTAATTATTAAAAATTGTTCTTTTATTAATAGTGATTTATTAAATTTTGAATATATTGACGGTTATGCAATGAGTGTTGACACTTCATGGGAATTATTTTTTGATGTATTAAATTTTGAAAATATTGAATGTTTTAATAAATCATGTTTATTATTTGACACAACTAATCAAGAAATACCTAATTCAAATATTTCTGATAGTGTATTCAATCATTTAAGATTCGAAAAATTAACTGGTGATTGCATTAAATTTAATAGTAATAATTTAGCTTCTGGATTAAAAATTGGAACTATAAATGTAGAACCTAGCAGATGTGATATTTCTAATTATGATTATCAATTCATTAACGGCGATAATGATATTGAAAGATATTTTGCTGTTATTAATTGCACTGGAAGTTGTGATTTTATAGTAGATGATATTCAATTATCTAATGTATTATATAGATATTTTATAGTTAATAATAAAAAATATAGTTTAGGAAGTGTAATAAATTCTAGTGCAGATAATTGTTTAATTTCATGTGGAATAGGTTGCATAACAATAGGAAATTCTAATTTAGATGTAAATATTATAAATAATATTGGTTTTTATAATCATTTAAGAACTAATGTAATTATAGATAAAGTCATCAATAGAACTATTTATAATGCAATTTGTAATGTTAATGAATTTGGAAACATTAAAATAAATTCATCTATTAACAAATTCTCTGTATCTGAAAGTGTATTATCTAATTTTAAATCATTTATAAATAATTTAAAAAGAGATAATCGACAAGAAAGAGGAATAATAAATTATGACAATGATTCTATAAGCAAACTAGTTATTAAAAATAATAATGAATTTACTTCTACAGGTAAAAATTTTATTGAATATATATTAAGTAATGAAAAATTACAAATAATAGCTAAAATTCCAAATGGAGAAACATTGAAAGTTCGAGTACAATCTACAGACGGAACCTTTACAGAGATTGCAAGTCAATCATTGGTAGGAACTGGAAATTATGAATTGTATGAATTACCTTACGTTAATACGAATTTTGTAGGAAAAGTTGTAACTTTTGGAATCGTAACAAATAATGATTCTGTAATAGGTGCTTTTGATGTTTTTAATGGTTAATAAAAAAGAGTGGTATACCACTCTTTTTTATTTATACGATTGTATTATTTAAACTGTAATTACCTATGTTTGCGTGATTATGCCAAATAGTTACACCACGTCTACAAGCATTATTTATAGTATCCATATATTTACTTGGTACTTCGCCTGTTCCTATTTCTTCACTTCCACCAATTTCAATATAGTTCCAATATCTTCGACCACTTATATTCGGATTTTCTAATTTACATATTTTATATCCAAATCGTGTGAAATAATCGTCAATAATTTGCAAATATTCTTTTTTTGGTCGCATATGCAAAATTTTAAAACGGTTGATATTATATAAGAAAGAAACATCGCCCGAATTTGCATTTCCCTGTGCTGTATTCGGCAACATTGACGCTTGCACCATTGAACCAATCATTGACGCAATTCCCGTCGCAACTGTTGCTGTGCCTCCGACAATATTTCCTGTTGCAAATTGTGTTGCACCTGCAACCGATGTTCCTAATGCACTAATTCCCAAATTGATTGCGTTTTGTGTTATCCAATTTGTGAACGCGTCAGATGACCACGAAAGTGTTGGATATTTTCCAAGTGGCAATGATTCGTCCTCATTATTTCCAATTCCTTGATAAAATTTAGGACGTATTTTTCCCGAATATCCAAGACAAGGAATTCCAATGAATTCAAATGACATATTGTCCGTTGGATTGTCTTCCAAATCTAATTCGTTGAAGTCTTCTATTTTATAATCATTAAATCCGCCCATATTATTTGTAACACGACAGAACGAATATGGGTAAACAAGCAATTTATTATTTTTTGGCGTATAATCTGTAAATTGTCTGAAACTTGATTTTGAATACGTTTGCGTATCTTCTAATTTTTGACCACCGCCCGAACGTACAAGATGTGTTGTTTCGTCAATATCTTCTGTCAAATTAAATGCTTGATATGGAAGTGCAAACATTGTTTGAATATCGCCTGGGTGTCCTTGTTGTGTTACATTATAAATCCAATCTGAAATGCTGTTCACTTCTGCTACATAATTGGTTCTATTAATTAACCAAGCAAACCACATTGACCCTTGCGGATAATCCGCATAAATTCCAACGCCTGCATATCTTGTTTGATTCGACGGGTCATAATTACAAGCTATTACAAAATAAAAATATGATTCCGAACCGATATTGTTTAAAGTATTGACTTTGTCAGCTATAATCTGCCCAATGTCAAGATTTTCTGCGACTGTATGAAGACCGACTGTGTCGTCTGTTACGTGTTGTCTATTGATAAAACATTTTTTTGGTGTCCATTTTCCAAACCAAGTTGACCACGCGTCAATTGTGAATTTTAGTTCGCAATTCTTATCACTTTTGTAAATGACATCATCAATCCAAGCAAAAAACCATTTGTTTGAATAGTCGGGATTTTGGAAAGCAATGTAATTCGCTTGAATACATTGTGAATAAGTAAACCCGACAAAAATTGTTCCCGTAGGTCTTAAAAATGAACAATTATCAGCACTTGCAATTGCATTTGCACGACACAACGCAAGCATTTGACTTTCGGAATAATTCAACACGTTTGTGTATTGTTTGTCAACATTTATATTTCGACATAATATAATTTGACTATTCATATTTTACCTCCTAATCTGAAAATCAATAACTTGTTTAAAATCTGTTCCGCACAAATCATTTGCATAAAATATTTTGTTTTCTTTGAATGTCATAAACAAGTTACGCAATTTGTCATTTTTTATTGAAATATTATAAATGTCACGTTGCCACAATTTAGATATTTTTATTGTGTCCGAAAACACAATCAATTTTTCTGAAAATTTTTTATAATATGGACGAATAAACCAACACGCGTCCTTTTTCAAATCTTTGTCCATTAAGTATTCGCACAAAAATTTGAAACTTTGATATTGAAATCCAAAACGATATAGACAATCGTAATTATTATATGATTTTGGCAAATGGGGTTGTGGTGCTGTTTCCCACGCCCCTGTATTAATCATATTTGCGTTTGTTCCTATTGTTCCAGAACTTACGCCCGTTGACTTGCAATATTCAATTGCAATTTTTATTACTTCATCGTCTGCCCCTTTTATTTCAATTGTTTTGATTGTTCCTTGCTTTTGTGAACTTATTATATTATGCAAGCCCCAATCATTTATATATGGGCATACTCTTGAAATTGTATTTCCAACAAGCCAAAGTCGTGTTGTTAGACGTTTTCTGTCAACTGTTGCATAAAAATTCATAAGTTTATTACTTTCATTTGCAATATACACACTACGCGACATAAATTCTTCAAAAATTATGTCTTCAACGTCCAAATATGACGCACCCGCGTAGTTTTGTTCAGTTGATAATGCGACAACATATCCAATCTTATCGAAACGTTTTGTTTTTCCTGTTTCGCTGTCATATTGTGACAAATATAATAACTTTCTATATAATGTTATACAATTATATTTTCCATTTGTCAACTTTGAAACGTCAACGTCTTGAAAATATTGTTCTATTTTTTCGCTTGAAATTTCCTCTTTCCAACGCCTCATCAATATGAAACGTTTTCCCGTTTTCAAATATTTTTCAACCGCTTTTTTGTGTTTTACTTGATAGCTTTTACCGTTGGAACGTTCCCCATATATCAAATTGAATCTTGCACCGCACGCGTCTATATTATCCAAATTATAATGAATCATTTTTTTGTTGCTCATTTTCTCCATTCTCCTTGATATATAGTTTTGCAATTTCCGATTCTATTTCCTCGCGAACTATTTTTGCATTTTTCTGTGTGCTTTTATTATTTAATAGATTCGCCCTGTTTATTTTATTTTTTTCACAAATTCCCGAAATTGATATTTTCGAAAATTTCTTGATATATTCCAAATCTTTCAATTTCTTTTCACTCCTTAAATCTTGCACGTTTGCTTGAATTATCCGAAATCAAATTCGAATATTCCAATGCTTTTCCTAAAACATACGTTGTCGGAATAACACAACAACCGCACGTGTCTTTTATATTATAGCTGTTTCCTTGATAATCTGTCAAATTAAATTCCAATTGATTTTCACAATAAATTATTAAATTTTTGTTTGTGTCTTCATAATTAAAAACAAAATTATCCCTAAAATCATCTAAACTTGACAACGCTTTTGAACCCTGTTTCGGCACGCCTGCGACAGTTATTTCAATTTTGCCGTCAACTTCAACTGCATATTTTTTCGCCCCTTGCGTGATAAATTTGTCATATGTGTGCAAATGTCCTTTTTCTGTTTCACATTCAAAAAGTCCAAGCATATGTTTTTCGCCGAATACGTCTGCTGGTGCAAATTTTTCAATTGGAATGTCAAGTTTTTCTGCAACGTGTTTTATTTTATTTTCAACAAATTTATTGTAATTATCAATAACTTTTTTGTCATAGCCTTGTTTTAATTTTGCCGAATCTGTATCACAATACACAACAAATTCGTCCAATTGTATGACATTTTTTAATAAATTATTTCTTGCAAATGCTGTAACCCAAACACCATATGCAAACGACAAGAACGATTTTTTCTTTTCGTTTTCTAACGCCTCAACAATTTCATCATTTGAAAGCGGTCTTTCACTCCAACCGTTTTTATTATCGTAAACAACTTCATCACGAATCATATTTGTGACGCTCATTCCATACAAAGCGTTGAACTTGTTTTTCTCTTTTGCGTATTCAACCTCTTTTCCTTGAACATTTTTGAATTGTGTCTTATTTACATATTTTTCAAGTACAAATTCAATAAATTGTTTCGGCAAATAATTGTATTTTGAATAATAATTTTCGATAATTTCATATTGACAATCATATGTCGAAAGTATAAAATAAAAATCAACATCAGTCAAAGTCATTTCAAAGGATTCTGCTTGTATTATTCGTCCGTTATCATAACGCCCGCCAACAATATTTCTGCATTTACTTTGTGAAATAAAATTGTTGTAATATTTACATTTTATATTTGTAAATTTTACAACAAGCAAATATGCAAATCTTTTTGACATTTGTTCGACTTTTGTTATATTACATTTTTTAAATTCTGTTGACGGAAATTGATGTGTAACTAAAATATACGGATAACTTGATGTAAAATCATAGCTGTCAATGTCTTCCAAAATTTCGTCAACATATATCCAATTTGCGTGTGTATATCCGCCTACAAATGCGTCTTGTAATAAATTATAGATATGCGGGTCAGTATTTATCGCCTTTTTGACTTTGTTTCGATAATTCCAATCATTCAAAACCTTGTTTTTTAGTTCTCGCCTTACGTGTCCTGTTGACGTCAAAGGAATTTTGTCAACTCTTTCGTATGTTTCTAATTCTCTTTGGATATAATAATATATAACCAAACAATCATTTTCGCAATATTTCATCTCCTGCGATGTGAGTTTCGTTGTTGGCGTCCTTATTAATGAATAGTCAAGGTCGCCGACTTGTTTTTCTACTGGCAAATTAAATATTTTCGGCAAATATTTCAATGCACAATTTGACATCATATAAGTGCAACGCAATTCGATGTTGTAATCTTCAAAAAAACATCGCATAACTTTGTGAGATTTTCTTGCAAGCACATCTGTAAAATTGAAAACACCTTTCAAGAATTGAAATTCAAATGCAAGATTGTGTATAAATACAATCTTTTTTTCTCTGTCGTATAGTTCCAATCTGTCAAGAAATTTTTTGAACTGTTCCCAAGTTCTACCGTAATACACTTTGTCATTAATTGAAAACATCCAAATATACATACAACAGCGGAATTCCGCTCGTTCTTGTTCTTCTTTTGTCAATTTCTGATAATCAATCCCCGCGACTTGTTTTCCGTCCAATATCAAATATGATGTCGTTTCAATATCAAATGAATATATTGTGTTATCTATCTTTTTTCTATCTCCTACAATATCAGCAAAATGCCCGTTGTATTCTTCATAAAATATCATTGTTTTTGTTCCTATTTTACATATTTTTCGTATATCATTATTAATTTGTTACGCATATCAACATCGTTTCCAAATTCGATATAGTCTGAAATTCTTGAAATAAAACTTTCTTGACTGTCGCCCGCCTCTTTGGCGTCTTCTATTAATGCCCAAAAATTAGACGCGGGAATATATTTCAATATGTCTGTTACGTAATCGTCGGATAACATATCATATAATGCCTCCGCCTCCTCGTTTGTCAAATCCTCGTCGTCTGTTCCTAGTGATTTTGCAAGCTGTTTTATTGTAGTCTTCTTAACTTGTTTTATTCCTCTTTTTGTTGATGTTTTCGAATTCAAAAATTGTTGCGTTGCTTTTATTGTAGCTTTCATTTGTGTTGTTGTCATTGATTTATTGACTTTTACACGCCCTGTTTTAGTCCAAGCCTGCAACGGTTCTGTTGCAAGCTTGTCCCTCAACTTTTTTGTTGCCCAAGTGTCCTTGCCGAACTCTCTTTCAAGTCTTACGATTCTTTGATTCGCACGTTTTGAAAGTTTTTTCAATTCATTAAATAATTGTTGTTGCTCTGAATTTAATTCAATTTTTTTGGGCATTTCAATTCCTCTTTTCTACAAATATTTAGAATGGTAGGTCGTCGCTTGTTTCCTCATTCTTGCTTGTAATTTCTTCCTTTTTGTTTGTTTTTTCATTTCCTAAAACTGGCACTGCCTTATATGTTTTACCTTTCTTTGTTTTTACTTCTGTCAACCTTACGTTTTCAACTTCGCCGTAATAATCTGTTACGCTTTCGGCAAATATTTCGCTACCGCTTGAAATTAGTCCGTGTTCTTCTGTGTCAAAATAATATATGTCAAAATTCTTTTCATCTGTTACAATGTTACATTTTGCATATCCTATTATTTTGACAACCATTCCCAAAACTTCTGCTAATTTTTTTGATGTGATGTCGCCTTTCTTTGCCATTTTCTCAAATAATGCGTTGTCGCAAGTTCCTTTCTTTTCTAATACTGATACTTCATATTTTTTTGTTTTCATTTTCTTTCCTCTTTCTTGCTATCGGTTGCAACCCATAATTTAATTGAAACATACTAGACTTGCACTAGCATTTTATTTTGTTTCTCCCTTAATATGACGCGTCCCCAAATATTAAAGGCAAAATATGTAATACTTATTATACTAATGTTTCATATAATCGAAAAGATAAAATGACTTTAACATTAACCTTATGGCTTTGATATCTTCAAGCTTAACCATACGTTCTAACGCAATATTGAACTATTATCCTTTCGACAATTTTATTCTAATACAAATTATATTATTTGTCAATAGTATTTGCAAAATATTTTTAAAATATTCATATAATACAAATTGTTATATAACATAATACATATAATATATAAATTATGTCAATTGCCGTTTGCCATTGCGTACGCGTGTTCGTGTTTGCGTTTTACATAATAAGGGGAAAATAAAAAGTTTACATAATATGGAGATAGCTACCAC